GGTCTAGCACACCATTCCCCTGAAACTGCCAGAAAAAGGGCTTACTAGGCCTCTCCTTGTATTTCATCCAACGATACGGGTCTAGCAAAGGAATCCGTTTTTGATATGCCGCCACCTTGTGTTCCACAAGTCCTTGACGATAGGTAAGAGTTCCACGAAAAGGATTCGTGCCATCTTTGGTCCATCCTGTGAGTGTTGTAGGGACATCAAGAGCGACAGATTTGCCACGAAGTTTGGTTGGAATAACTTGGGGAAACAAACTTGTTACATCCTCACAGTGATGAAGATCCTCAAATTGCTGAAAAAAAGGGAGCAAACTTTGTCCTGTCTCACGAACATCAAGACCAACTTTGACAGAGGGTGCTACAGGTTTTTCATCGTTGCCACCACGAGCCTTTCCACGACCTCTTGGCATAGAGTTTCTCTCCGGGTATTTACCTTTAAAATAGTTCAGGATACGCGCTAGGATGCGTAAATTTCACAAAAATCTTACGCAAATGACCTTAAAAAGACAATGGCAGCCCCTACAGGTGTAAATGCCCTCGCTGCGCAAAGTGTGCGCCTCCGTAAATTTGACATGAAAATGATTCCTCAGGACGCCGTGTGTGTCTTTATTGGTCGTCGTCGCACAGGTAAATCTACCCTCGTGAAGGATCTGCTTTTCCACCACCAAAATATTCCTATGGGAACTGTAATTTCAGGTACGGAGGAGTCAAATAGTTTCTATGGCAAAATTGTTCCCCCGATTTTCATTCACGGCGAGTACAATGCAGCAATTCTAGCCAATTTCGTCAAGCGCCAAAAGATGATTACGAGTAAAATTCAGCAAGATGAAAATGCTCGTGCGGCTGGTCAAATGGTTCCCAAGTCAAAGCTAGATCCTCGCGCCTTTATGATTCTGGATGACTGTCTCTATGACGATTCCTGGATTCACGATAAAAATATCCGCTACTTGTTCTTAAACGGTCGACACCAAAAGGTATTCTTTTTGATTACTATGCAGTATCCTCTTGGTATTCCTCCTGTACTCCGTACGAACGTGGACTATGTCTTCATTCTGCGTGAGCCGTATATGAGCAATCGTCGTCGTATCTTTGATAACTTTGGGTCTGCCTTTCCCTCCTTTGAATTCTTCTGCCAGATTATGGACCAGTGCACAGAGAACTTTGAGTGTCTTGTGATTAACAACAACACACGCTCTAATCGTCTCGAGGATGCGATTTTCTGGTACAAGGCGCAGATTCAGGGAGATTTCCGTATTGGAGCACCCGAGTTCTGGAAGCACAATGCCAATCACTACCGTACTCCTGAGGAAGAGGATGTCAATACCTATGATCCTGCCTCTGGTAATCGTTTGCGCGGACCACCCATTATTGTGCGTAAGGATTACTAGTGCCCATAACAGAATGGTGAGCTTCTGGGTAGCACTGGGTCTATTTGTTGTTGCGTTATATCTATCGTTCTTACTGAAGCCAAAAGAGGGATTTATTGGCTCCCCCGATGCAATGCGGTGTGGTGTTGATCAACCACCGTGCCCCTTTGGACTTGTATGTGCCAATGGCTATTGTTTAAATACAACTCCTCCTCCAGTTCCTAAATCAACTGGACTCCCGGTTCTTCCGTAATTCTAACGTATAGAGTAGAACTATGGCTCGTCAAGTTGGATTAAGCCTTGTTGGCCTCTTTGTGGTGTTTTTCGCCGTACTGTTGGTTTTGCCGTATGTCAAGAAGGTCTTCCCTGATGTCAGTGGATTTGAGGACTTTTCTTGCGAACCTGGCCTCAAGCCTTGTCCTGAGGGATACTTTTGTGAGCAACGCACCTGCGTTCCGATTATGCCCCGCTACAATGTCAATGACGTCAAGCCCGCAGGGGAATAAGTAGTCTAGTCAACAGACCAAATATGTGTAGTTCTTGTAGAAGTACACATATGCCCTTGTTTAAGAACCCTTTTACACGCCGTGTACGCCCCCTTCGTGGTCCTGCCGTAGGCAATGAAGTTGCTGAAGCCGAGTTTGTGGAGGTAAATCCTAGAGCATTGAATCTGTTACGGAAGAACACAGTCTCCACCCTACGTAAGAAAGTACAGAATTTGACTTCAACGTATAATGCACTGAAGAATACTCGCAATGCAAATCTCGGAAGACTCATTAATTTGGGCATTGAGCGTGACCAAATTAAGGCAGCGTTAAATGTTGAACGTGTTGAAAAGGGATTGAATATCAATGAAGAAGTTGCTCAACTGAATCGCTTAAACTTTGAAGGCCTACACGGTCGTAATCGCGCGTCTACTTCTGCCTCAGACCCTCGCCCACCTTCTCCTGGTCCAGCTGAGCGTCGCAGAAAGCGTAAGACTCGTCGCAGAGTTTAATCCTTCTTTGCCTCACGCTCCATCTTGCGCTGGAGGGCTAGGTCAGCAGGACCATCAAAGAGGCTGCTGTGTTGCCCTGCAGGGCTAGACACCACCTCGTTCTTCTCCTCTGAGGGACCAACGATGTTCATAATCTCCTTCTCGGAACGAGCGCCACCCTTCGAGTTACGAGCAGCCTTTGCCGCAGGATTCTTGGCATAGAACTCCTCACGCTGCTCCTCGTTCTGCTTGTAGGCCTTCATCAGGTCATTCAGCTGGTCCTCAGCATACTCCTGCTCGGCAACCTCGTGCGGACTGGGATCCCACGCCAGCCACTTTCCCACCTCAGCAACATAGATGTTGTGGATAGGATCCTGACGCTGAAGCTTCTTGGCACGTGCCGTTGCCTCCTCTTGTGAGCCGTAGCTGCCACGAATCTTCAGACCACGCACTGTCGTCTGAAAATCATTCTTGGCGTGGAACTCATCCTCTAGACGCTTGGAGTTACTGTACATGTAATCATCAAAGGACTCCTTGATGGTCGTGGCAGTAATCTCCTTTGCATTCTCCTTCAGGAAGCCCTGATAGGCCTCTAGCACACCATCAATACGGATACGGCTGGAACGGCAGATATCGGCTGCGCCACTTAGGTCAGACGTCATTAGACGGTCAGCTTCCGCATCCAGCTTTGCGTTAAAGTCCATCACTTGCTTGGCCAGGAACTTCTCCAGATTCTTCGTCTTCCACTGAATCTCGTAGTTCTTCAGGAACTGCTCAAAAAAGAAGACATCCTTCCGAGCCAGAACCTTTTCAGGACTCAAGAAACTGAGGAGGGCAAACCGCTGCCCGGAGATTTCCTTATCTTCATCCAAAAAGTCTTCCTTTACTGGCGCTGACATTGCTCTTCTCGTACTATCCCTTGTATTCCGACTAGTCTTTACGCACTCTCCGGACCACATTAACTTTTTTCACAACCAAGAGTATAGAAGACTATGGACGGTGTTGGTGACTTTGTCAATCGTGCGCTCAAGTATCTGCTGGAGGGTCTGGCCGTCGCTGTTGCGGCCATCTACATCCCCAAGAAGTCTCTGCCTCTGGGCGAGATCGCCGCTCTGGCTCTGGTGGCTGCCGCTGTCTTTGCTCTGCTGGACGTCCTGGCCCCGTCGGTCGGTGTGACGGCTCGCCAAGGAGCTGGTTTTGGCCTCGGAGCAAACCTAGTTGGATTCCCGATGCGCCGTTAAGTAATTCTATAAGGAAAATTGAAAAACTCATACTCTGTTGAAAAACAGAAGATGAATTTCAACTAACTCTTTATTGTCTTCCTTAAGGATTCTCTCGGTATGTTTGTTTATTTCCTCTAGTAACTTTGGTGTTCTTGCTTCCATTCTGGGATTAAGAACAGCATTACCACTTTTATATTTGTTTGGATTAAACCGAATAAAAATCCATTTACCAGAAAAATGCATGTATAGATCATCATATCGTATTTCCTCATCTTTCTTGTTGTAATCCTTGTGTTGATTTTCATCAACTTCAATTGCTAATATAGTATTTCCTATAATTTTCCAAAAATCAACTCGGCGTCGTGAACTACAATCACAACCACTGTGAAAAATAGGTTTATCATGTATAAATTCTAGATTATGTTCAATCAACACATTTCGCACTTTTGTTTCATACGTCTTACAATTCATTTCTAAGCATAAAGGGTCATCAGGAAAGAGGTTTATTTATATTTTTATAGTTCGGGTATATCATACAAATATTTATATATTGGCTAATACTGGTATCCATAATTGAATCACATCCTTATGTTTTTTTGAGTTTTCGTGTCTTTTCTTGTGGTATGAAACATAATGGCCACCACAAGTATCACATACTTTTGCATCCTTTTCCTTATTTGCTTGACGTTTTGCTCGGTTATATTCATTTAGTTTATCCTTATTAGT